TGGACCCGAAAGGGTTCATGTCCTTCCTTAAGAAATTCTCTTGGAGATTAATCTCCTTGATAATGACTGAAAGGGGGGAGTCGATATCGACTACTATCAGACTATACCACAACTTTGGTTTATATCTCCTGAAACTGAATAAGTCTCATGGAGCAACCTTCGTTGTGAAGTATTTGAAAGCCTGTCAGTTAGCCCTGCAAAAGAAGATAGCAGGTCAACCTCTTAAGTCTCTTAGAGACTTGGAGCCTGACTTGCCACTACCTAGACTCTCAAAGAGTGGACTTCCGGCCATCATAGCATCTCGTCATAGATATTCAATATCTAGGGGAGGTACTAAGGTGGTCCGTCTGTGATTGACACTATTCAGTATTTATCGAGTCGTAAAGATCCCGGTAAATGCGAAAATAGCGACGATCACTAATCCATTCTCAGGAGATGAGGCTTATTTATCGTTGGTCCAATCTTGGGTGACTCATTGAGTTCCTACCCTTCTTGGAAGCAAGATTAATAAGTCTCAGCTTGGTGCTGCTAACATTGTCCTTATAGAAAAGGCCAGTGCTAGCAATACTAAGTCTTGAGTAGGTCTTCTTTCAGACGCATTTGGTGTGGGACATTCTGATGTCTTCCCAGCCTTTAAAGCTTACTGCCTCGAAAGCGGGAATAGTCATATTTTACAAAAGGTAGAATCTATTCTTGGACTCTTCACTCACTCTTCGGAGTTAGTGAGAGGATTACCGATGAAGAGATCCGCACGGGAACTATTCCGTGCTGTTGGTAAAATTCCGATAGGGCAAATTGCCTTTAAGGAAGAAGCTGCAGGAAAGTTAAGAAATTTTGCTATAGTAGATATTTGGACGCAGTCTCTGCTCCGTCCCCTTCATGATGCTCTCTTTAAGTTATTAAAGAGTTTGCCTAATGACGGGACATTCGATCAGGATGCATCTTTCCAAAGATGTGTTCAAAAGGCTTCAGAGAGTCATTGTGCCTTCGGGTATGATCTCTCTGCCGCTACTGATAGACTTCCTATCTCTCTCCAAGTTCATATCCTGGGATCACTCCTAGGTTATAAGCTTGCGGAGAGTTGGAAAACTCTATTAGTTGGTCGTGAGTATATTGTTCCGAAGAATCGCTACGGTATTGACTTACCATTCGTAAAGTATGCCGTTGGGCAACCAATGGGCGCTTTAAGTTCGTGGGCAATGCTTGCCCTTACTCATCACATTATTGTGCAGTATTGCGCTTGGTCTTCGTACCCCATCTCATTCTTTACTAAACATAAAGGATGATTTGAGGGCTACGAGGTACTAGGTGATGATATTCAAATATTTGATAGTGAGGTAGCCAAAAAGTATTTAGAGGTCTGTGAAGGGATTGGTGTTGGGATAAACCTATCGAAGTCAGTTGTATCAGTACAACTGATTCCGGTAGTGGAGTATGCGAAACGTACTTCTTTCCGTAGAGTGGATGTTTCCGCTCTCAGTTGGAAGATGTTAGCATCTCTGAACAACTTACCTGGCCGTGTGGCACTTGGATTAAAAGTTTGGGAGAAAGGAATCTCAGGCTTTATGACTAGTCAAGCGTTAGCTACAGTGAAGAACAAGTGGCAAAAGCCCTCTCGTCACCATAGCGCCTATTCAATCATTTCCTTCTATACTAGCCTTTATAAGAAAGGGTTAGTTAGTTGAAGATGATTGTTAGAACGTTTGGCGAGCCCTAGCTCTTTCGAGATTCATTATGGATCTGGAAAGTTACCTAAGGTCTCTATAAAAGAGGCTGAAAAAGTGGTTAAGGCGATCCAAGATAAAGAAGATTTAACTTTTGCGGTGTCTGCTGATATCGATAGGGAAGCGGCGGTTGAGACCGGGTACATGAAACAAACCGAGTTTGTTTTACGTTCTCGTATCAATCGTATTGCAACTCTATTGGTATCTGATGAATTCACTGAGGCAATGGTCGGATGCTTTAATAAGCAATTATTCGACTTTTACCGTTCAGAAGGGGCTATTTTGGACTCTCCCTCGGAGGGAGTTTTCAGACTAGTCCATGAAGAAGGTCATTGCCTAACCGGGGACTTCTCCACGTCGGAGGAGGCCTTGGCCGCTTATGGTCATCTTGATGAGTCTCATTGTAGAAATATAATGCAGGCTAGGGTCGGTTTCATTGTAAAATCATTATTACAAGAACTGGTCCTTGATCCATATTACGATAGGCTTCAGAAAGAGCTTGCACTTGATGTAAATCAATTGCATCTCCATGAACTGTTCGGACTTATGGATCGCCTTGAGGCGATCAGAAGGGATGCGGAAGTGGGGGTGAGATGTGAAGTAGACCGTGCGATACCTGTTAATTCAGATATCTACGTTTTACGTAAAATTTCAGCCATCTCTGAAGTGCCCAAGAAGTGGGTTTATCGTCAGGATTCAATGCTTTAGACGTCTTATTGGTGCCCCTAAATAGGCCTACCCTCTCGAAGAGAGGAACTTATTTAGGTTCTTAAAGAGTAATACTATTACTCCTTGCCAGTAAGGGTTATCTATCCAGCTGGTCCTAACAGACCCCTAAGGTAGATAAGTAAGCTAGAGGCAGCTGTCCCCCGAAAAGGGACCCTAACCTCTTGACTAAGGAAATGATTAGTTACATAGTCGTCGATTGATAAGAATCAATCGTCTTCCTCT